AACGGCTACTACATCTTTAACGTAATCCTGCAGGTTAATGCGGATGACTCGAACACAACTGACCTTGGAACTATCTGCAATATCCTTAAAAACGCTGGGGTAGGAATTGCTGGAAATGTACTCCAATCTCAAGCCGATCCATCGGCAGCAATGGCCCAAGCGGTAACGGTGGGGCCAGTTCTCATGAATATTGGAGACCAAGTTTACGTTACCCTGGATTACACGATCACGGTAACGGCCCCGTCTGGCATCTTGGTTGGTGGCGGCGGTCCTGCCGGAGCACAGTTTAGCGGGCTAATGGTTCGAAGCGCATGATCAAGTCCTATCAAGTTTTTGATAATTTCTTAGACACATCTGTTTTAGATGTGCCAAGCTTGGTGCGCGACTCGGCTATTCATGCGGGCTTTGGAAACTGGATTCCAGGTAAAGACGAAACTTCGGCCAGCCTAGACGGCATGGGCTTTGGCGGAAATCACGCTATTCTCACAAAATCGCTAATGAATGCTACGGGAATTATCGCTGTTCCAAACCTGACGCATTTTAGACTCACCACAAAGCACACAGAGCGCGCCACGATTCACTCAGACGCACACGCGGCACCCTACACCTGCATAGCCTACCTTACGCAGAATAAAAATCAAGGGGCTACGGCATTCTGGAAGCACAAAGAAACTGGTCTAACTGCCCTTCCTGCTAATCTAAATCAAGAGACAGCTGCAATGCTCCGCGATGACATGGCGAAAAGCAGCATGGAAGACTGGGAAATTACCGACATCGTTAAGGGCGAGTATAACCGAGCGCTAGTTTTTAATGCACCGCTTTTTCACTGCCGATATCCAATGGAAGATCCGGGCACAGACCTTGAATCGGGTCGTTTAGTCTGGATTTGCCACTACTTCAACCTACAGGAGATGAAATGAGCGCCATAGAACTCACCGACTCCGAGAAGATCATGCGAGCGGTTAACTCCTCAAAGATCAACCGCCTAGAGGCATTGATGCAGGCAGGCTATCCTCCAGTCTACCCAGAGGTCACGCACCACTTCACCAAAGGCGACGGCGTAAACGGGAAGATGTACGTTAGATCAATCCTAATGAAAAAGGGTATCTGCGTTACTTCTAAGATTCACACGTGGGAACATCCCTTCTTTGTTATGACTGGGTCTATGACCTGGTTCAATGAAGTCGAGGGCATGGACGAATCCGTTCACATTCAGGCTCCTTACTTCGGCATAACTAAACCTGGAACGCGCCGCGCCATTCTAATTCATGAGGACGTGATTATGACCGCTTGCTATGCTACCGATCTAGAAGATGTGGCGGAGATTGAGCGGACAATAATCTATCCACACGAAGTTCCGCCTAACACTTTTGAACTGACACAATGAAACGATTTAAACAGGCGCATCAGAAACATACGGAAGAGATTGTTTCTAGTTATAGTTTGCAACAGCAACAAGTATGGGTCGCTGCAGGGGTAGCTGTAGTCGGAATAGCCGCAGGGACGGTGTCACAAGCGGACGCTAGCCGCAAGGCGCAGCACGCGGCACAAGACGCAGCTAAGGCCGGGAAGGTTGACGTGAACGCCGTAGGGCAACAGGCAACAGATCAAGCGCTACAGAACTACAAGACCTCACGGGCACTAGAACAGCAGTACACGCCAGAAGTTGCTAATCTTAGAACTAACTCGGTTCAGGATTTATTGGCCGCGCTTGGGCCAAATCAGTACAATCAGAGAGCGGGTCAGATCCTCATGAACCAGGGGAATGCGCAGAACTTTACTGCCGCGACTCCAGAAGGTTTACAGGCCGCAGCAAACGCCGCGCAAGCTAATCTCGCTTCGGGTAATACTCTGCCAACAGCAAGACTCTCTACGGAGATGAGTAATTTGGCAACGCGAAATGCGCTAGCTAATGCGGGAAACACTGCTCCTGGGTCTCTCTCTTTGGGCCGCGATTTGACGGCGCGTGATCTTGGACTAACGAGTCTTCAGCTCGGTCAGCAAGCGCAGCAGAATTTGCTTAACCAGATTAATAGCGCGGCGAGCACGGGACAAGCGTTAGGTAACTTCAATCTCGCTAACAATCAACAGCAGATTGGGCAGAGCCAATTCGCGCAACAAAACGCACTCCAGCAAGCAGCAGCGTTACAAGCGTTGAGCGCAGGAGATTTTGCAAAGTATCTGAGTGCGGCCCAGTTTGGACAAAGCATCCAGTCGCCTGTTGTCGGACTTGATCCCAGTGCCGTAGCTAACCTGAGTGTCGGCAATTCTAATTTGGCGGCGAACGCCGGGCAGCAATCGGCAGCATTCAAAGCTCAGCAGGGAAATAACTACGCTCAATTACTAGGTCAACTTGGCGGCGTTGGAGCTGGAGCTATTTCGAGCTACAATAAGCAGCAAAGTAGCTATCCATCGTATAATTCTGGCGGATCTTCGACCGGTACGGCATATGATTTTACAAATAAGTCAGATTAAAAATAAATAACATGGCCACAACAGCCGGGTACGGCGTCCAAGTGATGCCAAATATTCAATTCGCCAGCGGGTCGGAATTGGCTGGGCGCGGACCAGGCGAAGCGATTGCTGGGTTTAACTCTGGCATTGGAGCGATTAACGCCATCCAAAACACGCGGCAGAAAGCTATTTTGGCTCCAATTGAGCAAGAAGCTGCGAGAGCACGTTTGGAGCAGATCCAGGCCGAAACTGAATTGGCTCAGGCCCAAGCACCATATCGTGCCGCATTGGCTAGGATTGAAACGGCCAAAGCGAGCCAACCGTTCAGGACAAAGCAGGGAGAATCTATTGTTCAGGTTCCTAGGCTGGACGCGAACGGACAACCAACGGGACAGTATGATCAAGTGATTCAGGAAAGTGGCGTTCAGTACGATCCGGTTACTGGTACAAACAGTCCCTACACAGCAAACATGAAGCCGCTCGTTACGGCTGAAACGGCTGCGCTAAATAATTCCCTTATAGGTTCTCGACAATCTACATCCGAATATCAGCAAGACCAAGCCGCTGCGAGAGCCGAGGCTAATAGAATTGCAGCGCTTAACGCTCAGACTAATCAGGATCGGGCTAAGGCTCAGGCTGACTTGTATGCTCAGAGAATCAACCATTACAAGGCCCTTGAAGCCCAGGGGAAGGTTCAGATCTTCCAGACAGTAGACGCCAATGGCAATTTGGTTCTAAATCCCGTAGACGTTAAAACGCGTCAGGCGCTGCCTCCTATCAGTCTGAACGCTAAACCGAATCGTTCGGTTGATCCAGTTACTGCAATGATGTCAGGGGATGGTAAGGTGGGTGCCGTTAAGCCAAAGAGTGAGAGTATGACAACAGCAGCCACGAATTGGGTGAAGAATAAGATCAATTCATTCACTTCGCCGTCTCCCGCTGCGGATCAACCAGTGACTACGCTTCCCGTAATTCCGGCTGGTCCCGTTGGCCAAGCATCACCAAACCCTGGACCTCCAGACATTCCAGATGACAGTGAGATCGATAATCTCCTCGGGTTTAATCCGACTCCAGTAGCTCAGCCTAATGCAGCTCCCGTGTCGCCCTACAAAATTCGTGTGGTTAAACCCTAATGCCTACTTATGAGGTAACAGGTCCCTCCGGTACGGTCATTGAAATGGAGGGAGCGAATCCGCCTAGCCAATCGGATATTGATGCCGCGTTTGCGAGTATCCAACAAACGGCTTTGCCTGCCGCTCCGGCTTCATCTGGTGGTGCTGATTTGGCGCGGATGGCAATTGCTGCCTATAACGCCCCAGCTCCTAATATCGGAGCGAATCTAAACCTTCGTGATGCGCGTGCGGCAGGAGGGCAGACCTTAAGCTTATCTCAGGCTAGCCCAATTGCTCGTGAACGTGCGTATGATGTCCTTGGCGGGATTACTGGTCAAGGCGGATCTGAAGCCGCGCAGTTCACAAAGCAGTTCAGGGAAGCGCCAGTAGGCCAAGCGTTTCAAGACCGATATCTAGGCGCTATCGTTAAGACTGGCGACAATACTTTTAGGCGTGTTGGCCAAGCTCCGCAGCGTGAACAAACGGCAGGGGATATTTCCAGCCAACTTTTAAATCAGGTATCCAACGCGGATATTGGTGGCGCTCTTAGTACGCTTCAACCCGGATTTAACCGAGCTGGTAATCTTGCTGTCCGTAGCGGTGGATTGGTTGCGTCAACGCTTGCTCCAGAGCTTAGACTCCCAGGGCTTATTCTTGGATCTACGGGGGAACTAGCGGGCCAAGCAATCGACGCTGAAAGCGCAGGTCAAGATCCTCTCAATTGGCGTAACTATAGTTTACCAGGTATAGTTGGCGCTGGGCTCGTGAGTACAGTTGGATCTGGCGCTACGGCTCCTACGCTTAGGCAGGCGGCAGCACAAGGCCTCCTTGAGGGTGGTGCGCTAGAGGCTCCGTATCAACTATCGAGTTTAACGGCTGGCCCAACGCAGGCTGAAATTGATCCTAATACGGGACTGCCTATTGGCGCGGCTAAATACGAAGGAAACTCTACGGATCTCCTGCCTACGCTAGCAATGGGCCTAGGCGCTCGTGGAGGTCACGCTATTGCGAACGCTATTTCTGATCTAAGGAATCCTCGGTTGCCGCAAATTGAGTCTGCTCCGGCTAGCTATACGGATCAAGGAATAGTCAATGCTCAGACGGCAAGACAAGCTGAAGGAAACGCGGCGCTCGCTGACGCATTTCAAGGCGAACAACGAGCGCTACAGGGCATAGATACAGGCTATCAGAATGCCGTAGAGCTACAGGCTCCAGTCCAAGCACAGAACGTTTTGGATGCCGCCGAAGCACAAGGGGCAGTTAACGCACAGAGACAGGGTGCGATTCTGGATAACCCGGCTACGCCGCAAAGCGCTCAAGCACTTCGAGAGCAATTAGCACTTGAGCAGCAAGCGGCTGATCGTGCGGTGCAGCAGCAGAATATTTTGAGACAGGCGTCTGGCCTAGATTTACAAGAAGCAATGCGGGCTAATCAGATTCAGCCTAGCACGCTTACACCGATTGAAACCTCCCCTCAAGAACTGGCAGCTAGGCAGATTAGAGAACTGGACGCTCAACGAGCTACCGCGCTTCCGTTAAACGCTGAGCTTTCATCTCAGGCCAATAGGATGAACGAGCAATACGGGCGGGCGCTTCCTATTGCTCTTCCGACAATTGCTGGCGTAGGTGTTGGTGGTGCTATTGGATCAACGCAAGGCGATACACCACAAGAGCGATTTCAAAATACAGTTCTTGGTGCTGTTGGTGGTGGTCTGCTTGGCGCGGGCGGAACTGCTGCTGCACGGCTAGCTCAACCAGAGCTTAACGCTGGCGAACAAGTCTTGGCCAAGGCAGCTAAGCCACCGAGTCTTGCCAACATCGTAGCTGAAACCGCTTCTCACGTTGAAGGAAGTCCTGCTAGTACGCAGGCCGCAGCTAACGCGCTTACTCAGACTCCAAAGCTGCCTACGATCGCAGAGGCTACTGCGCAACAATCGGCTATTTCTTCGCTCAAGGATAAGCTCGTCTCCGGTCTAAAGAAAGCCGGTAAAGCTCTTACGCAAGGTGACACTGTTCCTAAGTTTCAAGGCGATTACTCAGCAACTCCTGACGCAGTGAAGGGCGGACCTGCTCCGGTTGGTTCTTACTCTGGCGTTCAGGAAGGTGCTAACGGCGAAAAGATTGATCTCTTCCACTTGAATCAGCCCGTCTATGATGACGCGGGGAAGATGGTTCATCCAGCAGGTTCAGACGTAAGCCGGGAATCGCTAGAAAAATTGGGCTATACCGTTCCAGAACCGAGTACATTGCCGCCAACTAAAGGCGCGTATCCGTCTGAGATGACTGGAGAGCAGTATCAGGCGCTCCGCGCACAAGAAGTGCAGGCCATGAAAGCGCAGGAGGCTGTTGCGCCCATGAACAATGAGTCAATGAAAACGCACTCAGCCCTTGTAGGCGCTCTTGAAGTACTAGACTTCTCGCCATCAGAGGTTGGCGAAATCATGCGGACAAAGACGCCAGAACAGATTCGTGGAATTATCAATGATGCCGTAGAGAGCGGTAAGAGCACTTCTTTAAAACCGTTACCTCAAGATACGGAGTTTCTATATGAACAGAAATATGACACCAAGTCAGGACCGAAGTCCGAGCGGTATTATCAAGTTGACCGAACTCCCGACAATCCAAGAGGAAGAACTGTTGATGAAGCAACCCTGCGCTCGGAAGGGTACGATACTTCTGGACTCCCAGGACCCGAAGAGAATCCAGCAAATTCTGGATCTTCTCAATTCTCGGGTGCTATTGGAGCTGGCGGAACTCAAGGCGCAGTCACAG